GTAAAGTTTTCAGTGATATAATTACCTTCATAAATTGTAATATTGCTAAAAGTTGCCACTCCATTTACAATAGGAACCGTAATATCTGATGGAATTGTAAATGCAAATGATAAATTTCCAAATCTTTCTTTTGAAGTTGCAACTGTTCCTGCTTTTAATGTTAAGGTTAAAGCAGTTGAGGATCCAACATTTACTGTAAAAGAGATATTTGCTCTTGCTGCTTTTCTTGAACGAGGAGTGTAACCTATATTTCTTGCTAATGAGACAATATTTTCCCTCAGAGTTGCGGAGTCAATGAAAACCTCATTACTCAGCATGTTTGCATTGTAAGAGGAGAGATAAGTATTATAGGCAAGCGCATCAATGATCACTGAGAGATTTGATCCCTCAAAGTCATAATCAGTGAAATTTGAATTAGATTTGATGTAGTCTCTAATGGACTCTTTAACCTGATCAAAATCTAAGTTGCTGAACTTAACTAGTGGCATTTATCTACCTGGTTTTAACTAAGGGAAATGCGAGTGCTTGTTGTGGTACGTCAATTCCAACAATCTCATATTTTACTGTTGCATTAAAAATTCCATTATCAAAGTCAGGAACAATGATGACCTCTTGCAATCTAACTCTTGGCTCATAATTTTGAATAGTGGTTTCAACATAAACTTGAACCTGAGATGCTGAAATAATATCAACATTCTCAAAAAGTGATTCTGAAAGACCTGTTCCAAGATCTGGATTAAAAAATCTCTCCCCAGGATCAGTTAAAACTAAATTTTTAACTGATTGAGCAATCGCATTTGCATGATTAAGTGCAATCAAGTCATTTGTTAATGGATTTTTTTGAAAAGACATACTAAGGTCTTTAAATCCAAGTGATGTACGTTGTTGAATCTCAACTGGCATCGAAAAACACTATATTTCTATCATATTTATTACATCAAAATTGCCTTTTTATCCATAAAGTGGTTCTGTGCCATATTCCCAATCATCATAATCATCATCATTACGAATTTTTGAGTGAATTTCGTTTTGTTTTTCAAAATTATGCTTCGTTGAAGTGTTTGAATCTCCAACAACCTCTCTAATTTCTCTTAAATTTGTGTTTTTTGTGTGATCATTGGTTATTGAGGTTGTTTTCCACATTTGATGCATGTAATTTTGATCTGAATCAATGGGTAAGTTCGACATGTTGCTCCTAATTCGAGTGAATTAGAACTTTTTACGGGGTTGCCATCCCGAGTTTAGGCATAAAATCATCAAAAATCACTATCAACTGAATTTTCCTCTCGTTCTTTTGCTGTTTTCCAAAAATATTCGTCTTCATGTCCCATTCCAAGTCGTTCATGACTGTTTTCAACTTGATAATAACGTGTTGAAACCTTAAAATCAGGAGTTTTTGGCTCTTTTGGTGTTAAACTGTTGTCATAGATACGTATTCGATTGTTAGGATATAGTGCAAATTGTCCGTTTTGGAGTTCAATAAGATTATGTGACTTATGTTCTGCTGGATTTTCACTTGTTGCATAATCAATCACATCAGGATCTTGATGATAATTGTCTAATGTGCAGATATAAGTTCCTTTTTGAGGTCCAAAGTCTCGAGTATAACACTCGTAGTCCATTGATCCAATAAATTGTTTCTGAACTGCAACGACTCCATAGTCCATACAGTTCCAAAATTGTAAATTTGGAAGATCTAAATCGGGATTTGGTGTTTCGGGACGTGATAAAAAGGCACTAATTGGTAGTTTATCATACATTGCAGCATATTCTGGCAAATATGTTTCAAAATAAAAAGCACGACCAGGCATTGATTTGGCAGATACCCAGACACCTTTAACAAATTCTCCCCAACCACTTTGATGATCCGTAAGATACTCCTTACGAACCCATACTTCTTGAGATGGTAAGTTAACAACTAAACAGGACATGTATTTTTTGCGTTGATGTAACTATTTAATCTTTCAGGAACGCGCATATGGGGTTTTTAATCATATAAAAAAAGATCTCTCAACTACATGAAAGATCTCTAAATTACCTACCTTGTCCTCGATAGGGCTTTCGCGCATTATTTCGACTTGATGCAGAATATTTTGTATGTTTTCCAGATCCCTGTCGAGTATTCTTAGGATGAGATTCAAGTTTTTTTAATCCAGAAAGTGTCTTTTTTGTTTGTGCCATTTAGTCTTCCTCTACTTCAATTTCAATTGGATCTATTTCATTATTGTAAACTTGCTCAGACATTTCATCAAGAATCTCAGCACATTGTTCATGACTCAGATCTCGATGAATAATTCTACCTTTATAAACAATTCTCATAGAATAAAGTGTTAAATGATACGAGTTTTTTCATGACCGACACGAATGCGAGGGTCGCACCAGGTCTCAATGCCTAGTTCTTTTGCATCCAAACAGAAACTTACGTCCTCGCCACACATGTCTTGAACTGCACCAGATTCAAACTGTTGCATCTTTGGAGCAAACCAAGGATATTCCATACGTTCAAATACACCATTCTTGATCATGACCCAACCAAATCCAGTGTAGTCCACAGTAAAAGGTTTCTTACGCTTACTCATGGAGTCCACAGTTTCATGATTCATCACACCACCATTCTTACGAAACTCCTCTTCCTCTAACCAATGAGCAACAGAGGTTGTGTGTCCATCTTCGGTTGCATACCAACCACATGCAATCTCACGTTCGTCATTATTTTCAGGAACTGCAAGATCACAAAGTTGCCAAAACTTTTCAGTATTGAATACAATGTCATTGTCGATCCAGAGTTGATAATCATATTCAAGTTTACCATCCCAAGGCACTTGACTTGGACCACGGAGAACATTTGCACCCAAAACTTTACACCGTGCAAAGTTTACCATCGAGGAGTAATCCTGAGAAATTTGAATGCTCATTCCGTTTTGAACCATGTCAAAACAAAGCTGTACAAAATTTTTCAGAAAGACATAGGAGCATCCACGACCAGGTAAGCAGAATACAATTCTCTTACCTTTCATTCTTTCTTTAATCGCAGCAATGTCCCACTCGGGTGCCTTTTCTGCAAGCGGGGAGTTTGCTTTCACTACAAATCCTTTTGCCATAAGTAATTTCCTTTGTTCAATTTCAAGTTTACAGTAAATAGAATGATTTGTCAATCTATGATGAAGCATTCACAATTTCAAAGTCTTCTGCGAGGTAATCAGTTTTAATTCCACTGATTGCTATCAGTCCTTGAATTGTCAGCAGATTTTTCTCTGCTTCCTCTTTCGTTTTCAGATCGGCGCAGAATATAACTCCTGTTGTTTTTGCTCTTATTTGATATGTCATGAGATGTTTGATATCTCACTTTGCATCTATTTATGTGAATAATAAGTTGATCAACCGAACTGCTGCCCAACCTAAAAAAACACACACTGGATATCGTATCAGAGGATTCCAGAAAATTTGGCGCGGATATCGGATGCACAAACCAGCCAGCACGACTTTCCAAAAAGACCACTGCGATGAATTTTTTCTGCGGAATTTTTTTGACATGAAAGGGTTTTTGAAGTCGTTTTTTATACTGGGAAATTTTTTTTGAGTTTGATATTTAGAGGTCGATTTGGGTTCGTTGTAGGTTAGGGGAGGTTGGGATTTTTATAAACGCATCGCCCGCCATAATATAACAACCCGACCATAAAAACACTGCCAAAATCACACTATCTGCAAAAAGTGTCACGAATGGCATACGTTCGTTCGTGACACTTAGTATCAATCAAGCAAGCATAAGTTCATCCAGATTCTCTACATTGATCTGATCAAATTGCTCAGAATGTGTAAAGTTCTTCACATCACTAATATCAAAGAATAGGTCCACAGATTCGACCACACCATTATACTGGACCTGCAGAACTTCATTAACCTTAGTGCGAGACTTGGCAGAGAGAACATCATCGAATCCGACAACATCTCCACCTTTGTTAAACCGAGGTGCAATACGAGGAAGTATACTCACAAAGAGAACTTTCTCCATGTTAGCATTAGGAGCAAACATGATTCGTGCTGCTTCACCGATAGTGGTGTTCGCATAGTTCTTGATATTTTTGTTGACGTTGCTGTTGATAGCTTTGGCAAGGATTGCGACTTTAAGTTGACCCTCACTGAAACCAGCAATGTCTACATCAAAGGTGCCACCGAAACCATCAACAGGCAACTGATATTCATATTCCCAAGTATACTCTGCCCACTCAGGATTCGAATTCAGAACTTCATCGAGCAGAACTTTGTGCAGTTGATCGGTACGCTTCGAAGAACGAACATTTTGAAACGAAGTGATCAGGAAGTCAGAGATTTGCATCGGTTGATTGTGAGTGAAGAACGAATGAGTTAGTTATACTTAGGACAGAAGATCATGCCAGACGCATACCTGAGAAGAACGGAATCGGGGAACCATTGTAGTTAACGAACCACTGAAAGTTCTTTTGAAAGACACACTCACCTTCCATACCAAATGCAGAAAGAAGTGCATTGAGGCGGGACTTTGTGGTCTTTGATTGATAACCACCATCGAACAATTCGAGGTAGGTTTCACCAATCCGAGCGATCAGATTACCATGCAGATAGACATCAGAATGGTTGGTG